TTTCTTATTATATTAATATAATTAAACAATTAAACAATTAAAGTTATGAAAAAGTTATTATTAGTATTAGCAGTTTTATCAGTCAATTGTGCCATTGCGCAAAATATTTTATCGTTTACCCGGTATGAAAATTATATTTTAGATAGACATGGCATTGATTATTGCTCTCCACATACACGTAGAATGGTGGAAAGTGGTGATGTTTATAATTGTGAAAAACATATACAAGATGGTATGTTCGAGGCATATAATCTCTTTACTAACTGGAATAAAGGGTATTTTAATTCGATACCGGATACTAATAAAGTGATATCAAATGGCGCTATATATATGGCAGGTAAAAAGTCCATTCCGTTTGTAAAAGCCGCGTTTAATGAAAGCAGAAAAATTTTAGGGATTTATAGTTTACAAGTCAATGATACGCTATACGGTATACGAACAATTGAAGTGCTCGAAGTATGGAGTAATACTCCCCAATTGAATGTGATAGAAATCATTGTTATGATCGAAGATTTTGAAGACAATTGGGATATATTAATACCAGAAACATACAATTTTCCAGTTGATTGTAGCATATGTCCAGCCAATTAAATTAAATATAATCAGTAAAAAAGGGGGAGCGATCAAGTTCCCCCTTTTTTTTTATGCAAATTATTATGCAAAAAAGTCTTTGGCATTGCCTGTTAAAGCTACACGTATTTTCTCATTTGTGAACTTTGCAATTCTGGCGTCGTAGTTTGGTTTATTTCTATCTGCGGCGTATATGGTTCTAAGAACTTTCAATGGAATTGCATTGAACATGGCACTAATAGTATTAGCAACAGTAACTTCAGTATCGTTTTCATCTTTCATTGACTGGCCAATTGTAGCAACAATTTTAAATGAACTAAATTTAGCTGGCGCGCTGCTCCAAACAAAATAGCCAAGAACACTTGGAATTGGTAATGATATCAATCCAATCTTATTTGAGCCGAATTCAATTGGTTCAAAACCATAGAATGAACCGTTATATCCAGCTGATAGGCTAAAGTCTTTCGTGGATTCTGATACTAGATAATAAGATCCTAGTATACCAGTTACAGTAGGCTTGTTCATGTCATGACTCTGTTTAAAATTCACTGATAAGTTCGCTACCTGTGCTTTGGGCAATTTTGATAAAATATCAATTTCAGCCTGTTCTGCCAATCTTTGTAATTTTTCTACTTCAGATTCGTTTAAATTTTTAATTCCAAATCTAAGCATATTTTCTGCTAATGTATTCATATATTCCTTTAAGGTTTCTTTAATAATAAATATAACATCATTAAAATTAACGATATAATGTCCATATAAACTTCTGCCAGTTATAAGTATTTTGTTCTCTTTTCGCGTTGTCGTTGATACTTAAGTTGGGTTTTGAACTATATCCTGTTTTTGCTAGCCATTCTTGTTTGGTTGGAAAGACTGCTTTAGTTTTAAATGTTATTCCTAATTTTCCAGAATTAAATGCTGTTTCATACATTCCGTAAAGTTTATTAACATCTGCATTTAAGCCATATGTACTTCTAGCAGCTGCTTTAAATTCGTTATCTAAAGGCAATAAATTTCCAATTGCTTTTGTCCATGTACTTTTTAACGGGGTCGTTGCGGCTCTTGTGCCTTTTGGCGATATGGATTTGAATTTTTTCAACCAATCTTGTTTAGCAGATTCAGGAATAATACCATCTAAATCTTTTATTGCTTGTTCTGGGGTTATTTTACCTGATTTAACTTTCTTAAAGACTTCTTTCGAAAGTTGTTTGCCTAAGTCGACTATGGCTGCTCCTCGATTGGCATATAAAGCACGAGCTTCATCATCAGTTACTCCAGCTTGTTTTAATTTCTTTGGATTTCTTAGTATACTAAAAAACGCCTTAGTATTTTTATAGCTACTACCAAAATACTTAATGACTTTTCTAGTTACTTCCCATGCAACACCGCCAGCAATTAGTTTTCCAACGGTAAATAATGTTAGATATGTTGATATATCTAGCTCATTTAATGATTGTTTTGAATTCTTCATTTTTTATTTTCTATTTTCTATTTTTTATTTCTTGATCATACATTTGTTCTAGATTAGCAAATAATTGTTGTTGTATTTGTTCCGGAGTTGCCATTGTTGCTAAATCATATGCATAATCATACGCTACGACTCCAGCTACACTAAATGATGCAGATTTTGCAAATGCAAATAACTTTTGTTTTGTTGATTGTTTAATATTTGATGCAATAATTTGTTTTGCATTTTTAACAATTCCATTTTTTAAGTAAATTGCAATTTGTTGTTTGATAGCTTTATCATTTTTAGCCATTGCTTCTAGAACTTCTAATTCAATTTTTGAAAATGCTATACCCGTAGACTTTGCACTCGCACCAACGACTTTTCGGCCTAATATTGTCATGCCTTTTTTGCCCAATTGTTTTATTCCTGGGATTTGAGATATTCCTGGTAATATTGAAAATATTGCCTCAAGTCCTGCAGATTTTTGATCTCCCTCATCATAATACATTTTTGCATTAACTAACCCGATGCCGGCACTAGCAGCCCATCCTATTACGGGAATAAATGCTGTTACAATTTGCGAAGTAATTAGTATAGTATGCCCATTTTCTTTCCACCATGATTCCCAACGATCTGATGCGCTTAAATTTGACCACCAATTCCATGCAGATCTATATGGCCCTGCCATCAACTTTAGAATGGCTTTTTCTTCACCTCCCGTGGCTGTTCCTAGTTTCCATTTTTCATATACTGAATAATTTCCTGATGCTATTAATTTAAAATCTGCCCAAGGCACTATTTTTTTAATAGTCCATTGCCATTGATCTTTTTTAATAAATGTCAACAATTGACTAGCAATTATTATTCTAGGATTAATATCTAAAAAGCTACGTAAATATTCGCCAATTCCTCGACCTGAAGTTAGTTTTTGTAATTCTTTATTAACTTGATTGTATTGACTGATATTTTTAATAGCTTTGATCGCCGGCAGAACTTTTTCTTCATCATCTGAAAGTATGCCTTTTGCATCATATATTTGTTTAGCAATACGTTTTGCATTGAATGATCCGGTGATTGCATTTGGGTCCGATGCGCCTTGTTTAAATACCGGAATTGGTTTTTGCTCAACTAATAATGTTTTTAAATGTATCATATTAATAAATATTACTTTAATAAAAAATAGCTATACTTTGAATTACGCAATAAATTTCATATAATATAAAAAAACCCACATATGATAAGATTTGGTTATGCATGCATCAACACAGAGTTAGGCGCAAAAAATATTCGCACGGGACGATCGTTGATTGATAGAAAATTTCAACAAGGAGGCTTAGCATTAGCAGGTGAAATTGCCTTAGCAAACGCAATTGATCTAATAAAAATATTTGAATGGAATGAAGCTAATGGCATCACGCTATTTAGACTTGGATCAGAATTGTTTCCACGATGGAATCATTATTGTTTAGAAGACCTTCCGCAAATTGATGAAATTGCAAAACATCTTCGTGCTGCAGGCGATTATGCTAAGGCGCACGGACATCGCATCACAACACATCCTGGTCCATTTCATATCTTGGGTAGTCCTGAAGCGCGAGTTGTTGATAACAGTTTGGTTAGTTTAGAACGACATGCTGAATTGTATGATTTGATGGGTTTTGCTCCTAGCTTCGAAAATAAAATTAATATTCATATCGGCTCAACTTATGGCGATAAGGATGCGACTATTGCTAGATGGTTAACTAATTGGGATAGACTATCAGACTCAGTTAAAGCTCGTCTCGTAATAGAAAATGATGATAAAGCATCTATGTATTCAGTTCGAGACTTATATGAGCGTGTACATTCTCAAATTGATATTCCAATTACGTTTGATTATTGGCACCATACTTTTAATACCGGCGATTTATCTGAGGAAGAAGCATTCTTCATGGCTCGTAGCACGTGGAAGAAGCATGGTGTGACTCAATGTACCCATTACTCAGAATCACGTCGTAGAGAGTATCAAACCATGGTAGAACAAATGTTTGAGCATCATGGTATCTCTATGGAGGATCTAGAAAATTATCCTACCTTTCACAAACAATACAAAGAATTTACCAAGATCAAAGAACAAGCTCATGCTGATTATATTTTAAACTTGCCGAATACATATGGCGTTCATGATTTAGATATTGTGGTTGAAGCAAAGGCTAAAGAACAAGCATTAATGCGTGTAGGAGTTGAATGCACTCAAAATAGAGCATTGATTTTAGAATCTTAATATTTATATAAAAGGAAATAAAGTTATGGCACATTACAAGTTTAAAGCAAAATTAACAGACGATATCGAAGATGCAAGGGAAATCGTCCGTAATACAGGTAGAATGTTAGAAGAAGGTAAAATTGATAAACATTCAGCCCTAGACAATTTAGCACGAGCATTAAAGAAATTAGATTCAGCTCGTTATTATATTGACAGAGAATAATTAAAATTTTAAGTTATGGCAAAAAAAGCAAGAAGTGCTCCCTCATCGCGAGGGTTTAAATCATTGCAATGTAAATATTGTAATGAAGTACCCGATCGGGTAGATTCGAATGCAACTGCAGTCACGTGTTGGAAATGTACACATCGTTTAGTTAATGGTGAAGTATTGGAAATACGAAAATAATTCATTATATTATTAGTAAAAACTAATTTATGTTAGAAGCAGAAAAAATAAAATCTAATTGGGAAAGATATCGTGGCTTGGTCGATGAGTTCTTTCCTACTCGTAAAGATGCATTAAATAAAATGTATGATGATTTTGAAGAACGTATGGTATTTATGCCAGCTTCATCAATGGAACATTTTCACAATGCATTTGCTGGAGGTTATGTTGATCATGTACTTCGAGTAATGGATTGTGCATTAACATTGCATAATACATGGACTGTATCAGGTGCTGATATGTCAGGCTATACCGAAGAAGAATTATTGTTTGCTGCAATGCATCATGATTTAGGTAAAGCAGGATTTCCAGGGGATGGGAACGAAGTATATCAAACAGAGACTTCCGATTGGCATCGTAAAAATCAAGGTAAACTTTATAAAACAAATCCAAATATTCCATTTGCAATGGTACCAGATCTTTCAATTTGGTTGTTGCAGGAATATAATGTAAAAATGTCTTGGGCAGAGTATCAAGCAATTAAAATACATGATGGAATGTATGATGATGCAAATAAACCATACTTTGTTTCTAGATCTCCACAATCTAAATTAAAAACAAATTTACCAGTTATATTGCATCATGCAGATCATATGGCTTCTATAATTGAATTTGAACGATGGAGAAATTTCAAAGCAGGAACTCCAGTGCCAGTTGTTGAAAAATCAAAAGTAACAAAAAGTAATGGATTAAAAAATCTAGCAGAAGCTAATCCAGATGTAGAACAAGCATTAACAGATATATCAAGTATCTTTGGCGCATTTAATAACGATTAATATGATAGTATTAACAATTTTATCTAGTATGTTAACTATAGGCACCGGTTATTTTGGTTATAGAGCTTATTATTTAGCCGGCGCATTAGCAGAAGCTCAAGAATATATTGAAGAATTAGAAGTTACCAATCAATACATGTTTGGTAAAATTGAAGAAGCATACAACACAATGCAAGAGATTGATCGTTTAGGAGCGTTTGAATCAGAAGACGAAGCGGGCACAACATTCCAGATGTTGAAAGAAACAATTACAGAATTAAAAGATCTATTCGATGGCGAAGCGCAGGAAAAAAAGTAATATATATTTTACAAAAATAACAGATTTAGCAATATCTGCTTATAATGGGATTGATGATGATCGTATAAAACGTGAAAAAATTTATCGAAGATTTATTTACCCAGCATTTTTAAAATTAGCAGAAAATCTTATTAATAAAGTTAAACCAACTTATATTGATTCATCGTTTGTTGATTTGCAAACAGACTTAGTAACATATCTTACAGAACGATTAAATAAATTTAAACCAGAGTCTGGTAAAGCATATTCATATTATACTAGAACTTCATTTAATTATTTGATTGCAGAAAATCAAAAAGCGTATGCTAAATTAAAAACTGATAAATTAGAGTTAGATATTGATGAACAACGAAATATTATCACTGAAATGCATAATGATGATATGCGTGAGACATTGAAATATTTTATGGATGCATATATTGAATATTGTTATGAAAATTTGAATTATATTTTTATAAACGGCACAGATATACATGTAGCAGACTCAATCCTTCATATTTTTGAAACTAGAGAAAATATCGAAGACTTTAACAAGAAAGCGTTATACATCTTTATACGAGAACGTACGGGATTAGAAACAAGCAATATCACGCGTGTAATTAAAACACTTAAACAAATATACACAGACAAGTTCCTTGAGTATGAACGTACAAACTTCGTAAATCTACCCTTTTGATATTTATATTAAAGGATTTACGATATGGACAAAACAGATGAATTATTCAAAGGCACCACATTTGCTGACTTAATGTCCGATGTCTATCACAATTCTAAAAAGAAAGATAGACAAATTAATCAACTTATATCACAGCTACAACCACTTATACGTAATGCATCGGATGCAACAGTTATAGTTCCACTCATTAAAGAATATTTAGATGTAGCAGTTAAGAATGACGATCATCTCGTTAAACTTACTGCTATTGTTCAACGGTTTATTTCAACTAAACAAACAATTGCAGGTGCTGACGGTTTGTTAAGTGATGAAGAAAAACAACAATTAATGAAAATTGCTGAAAAAACAATGACTAATGAATTAGAAGACGAGTTAGATCTAATTGATGAAGATGATACTGTATTGCAAACCCATATTACCGATGTAAAAAATAAATTAGGAAAGGAATTAGGTGCATAATGTCAAATTCGATGTAGCTGAAGTTTTATCTTATGATAATACATATCAGCATATTCCGGCGGGGTCAGCCGACTCTAATGTAAATAATTTATTTGCTATCAAAGTTAGATCTTGTAGTACTTACTACAATCATAAGGAATATATTGTTAAGCCTAGCAATATTAAATTAAAACAAATACCATTAGTCGGAGAATTTGTTTTAATTTACAAAACATTTAACCAAGAATCTACATCGACAAAGCCACGAGAACAATGGTATTATCTAGCAACTGTTGATATTCAGTCATCAATCAATGAAAACATGTTGCCGGGTATTTCTAATAATTTAACTCAAACTCAAATTGATTTAATTAAGCCGGGGTATACATTCAAACAAAAATCAATATCACCGCTACAACCATATGAAGGCGACTTTTTGTTGGAGGGTCGTTGGAGTAATAGTATACGTTTTGGTAGTACATTAGATTATATTAATGGAAAATATAGTATTGAACCCATATGGTCGGGCACTTCAATTGGCGATCCTATAATAATATTGTCTAATGGTCGAATTAATAAACCAAATAAACAATTTGTTAATGAGGATATTGAACAAGATGCATCGTCAGTTTATTTAACTAGTACACAAAATATTTCCACTCTTAAATTAGGCGATAAAAATTTTCCAAATTCATTGTCGATTTTTTTGCCAAATGAATCTCAATTTTCTAGATCACAATTTATAGGTACCGCAGATCGAGTTATATTAAAAGCAAAAACAGATATCGTTGTAATTGATTCTCCTCGTGCAATTATATTAAATACTACAGGCGACATAAAATTAGGTAATGATGAAGCAACTGAATCTATGGTTCATGGCGATGTATTGTTAAAAGTACTGCAAAAAATATTAAATCAACTGAAATTTCCAATTCAATGTGGCACCATGTTCGGTACATTTACCGATCAATCTAATAGAATTGAGGCTCAACAAGAGTTAAAAAATCTATTAAGTTCAAAATACTTTATACAAAAACATCCATATAAATTAGAATCCGACCAAGAAAAATTATGAGTTCAATAGTTCCACCATTAGATTTTATACCAAAATTACCAGGTAAAGCTGTTTCAGAAGTTATGAGACAACTTGACATACAAACAGATAAATTAGCAGCAAAAGTAGCTACTACAGTAGCAGATTCAATTAAACTGCCGGCTGGCATAGAATGTAATGATCCTAGGATTGCTAAAATTAAAAGTCAATTAACTGATGTACAAGCTCAAATTGCTAAAGTACAAGAAACTATTCCAAAAATTCAAGATACAATTGA